CACCATTTGCAAAACCTAAAAATCCTAATAAACCACCACCTTTATCTCCTTTTGAACCAAGAATATCTCCAAATAATGCTTGATTAAGAGCTACATCTAAAAATTTATCAGCGACATTATTAAGAAGATCAGACAAGGTAGATGTTCCTTTAATTAAACCTTTAATACCTTCTTTAATATCATCAGCGATTGAAGTAGCAATACTTTTAAAAGCAGAATCCAATTTATTTGCTGTTTCAACTTGTTTTTCTAATTCTTGTTCTTGTGTAACAAGATCCTCTATTTTTTGTTTATCTATAAGATTTCCTTCAATGCCAAGATCCGTAATTTTTCTAATAATTTCTTTAACTTTTTCTTGAACTTCTACTTCCTCAATATTTCCATCTCTTTTAGCTTTCAATAAGGCTACATTCTTTTCAGTTGATCTTAGAGTTAAATCTGTAATCTTATTAACTTCATCTTCTAATACTGTGTTTTTTGCAGTTATAGCAATAGCTTCTTTTCTTGACTGTAAATTTTTTTGTGCAAGATTTAATTTTTCTCTAGCGTTCTTAAGGTCATCTTTATTATTCTTTTTATCTTGTTCTGTATTAACTTGCTCATCCAAAGAAGGCAACTGACTTGGAAATAAGGCCGATCCACCTTTGAAAAAACTTGGTGCTTTTGGTAGGCCAATACCAGGATTATTTAATTTAGCCTCTTTAAGTTCTAAATCTTTTACTAATTTTTCAGCGTCAGCTATTTCTTTGTTAATACTAAGAACTTTTTCATCCTTTTCTACTAAATCAGTAAATACTTTGTTTTGCGCAGGAGTCCTATCATCTCCAAAAATACCTGGAAATTTTTCAATAATTGCATTAAACATTTTTGCAAATTTACTTTGTAATCTTAAAGAAAATTCAGACATATTTGATTGAATAGCTCCAAATCTTGAGCCAAATTCATCTAAAGCTGCGACTCCATCGTTGCCAATAACAAGAGCCATCTGATCGGTAGCTGCTGCTAATGCGACTTGTTTCCCTTCTACCTGTTCAAGTAGTTTTATTCTTGCTGCTTCAGCTGTTCCTGCTAAACCAACTGCTGATGTTAATTTATTAATATCTGCCGTTAGTGGATTTAATGCTTGCCCTAATTCTCCTACAGCCGTTACAGCTTGAGTGACTTGTTGTAAAACAGCAGTTGCAACAAGACCTCCTGCAAAACCTCCCATCTGACCACCAAGTTTTGTTCCTACAAAACCACCAGCAAAACCAGTTGCACCACCAGCAATTCCTTGCCCAAATAATAATGGAAACGCTCCAGAGATTAATCCGCTTCTTGCTGCTGCTGCGTTGCTCCTATCGTTAAATTTATCAGGCCTTGCTGCTGCTCCTCCCCCTCTTGACCTTGTAGCTTTTAAAAGTTTACTGAATTTTAACTGATTAGCTAATTCTTTAGTAGTAGATTGTTCTGCTTTTAATTCATTTAAGGCAGCTTCAGTATGGGCTTTGGCTAGTTTTAACTTACCTTGATCATTAGCTAAAGCTGCTTTATTTATAGAACGACTAGCTTTATCTGTTTTTAAACCAGCCTCTTTTGCTTTTTGTATTTGATCTCCAATGTTTCTAACTCGAACCATCGAAGCTGCACGTTTCTCTTCAAAACTAGCTGTTTGTTTCTCTGTTTTTGTTCCGCTTGTTCTATTTAACTGATTTACTTTTCCACTTACTTTATCTAGCTGCTTTGATAATTCCTGTACTTTTTTTAAGCCTTTTACATTTACTTCTATATCTGCTCTTGTTACCACGACTTATAAAACAAAAGGTTACTTTATTTTAGCTTATCTCCTACGTTTTGCTTTTTCAAATTCTTTTTCTTGTTC